GCTAATGCACGCGGACTCGCCTTTCAAAAGTAAGCGGTGGAAGCCGCTTCGGGCGCGGATTATCCGCCGGGATCTAGTCTGCCAGATCAGGGCGAACGGTTGTACCGGGACGGCTGAAGACGTCGACCACATTTGGTCGTGGCGGTTCGGTGTCCCCTATTGGTTTGACGAAAGTAACCTTCGCGCGTCTTGCCGTAGATGTAACCGGGGCAGAAGAGCAGAGTTAGTGTCATGTAACTTCGACGTGTTACCGGCTAGCATTGTAGCTAAAGCATCTGATATCGTTATTGCTGACAAGTCCAGCGGTAAGGTGTGGCTAGTTGATGTTGACGCTCGTACTATCCGTGACACGAAACAGGTGACAGCGCATGCCAAAAGCGGTGATGACGAATGGTGAAGCACTAGAGACCATTCTCGATTCGCTTCTTGTTGCACCTAACCTGGCACAAATCGCGTTAGGTCGTTCGCTTGCAGCGTCATGCGATAGCGAACCTAATGCCGCCATGTACAACGAGTATCGTGAATGGTTAGAGACTGTCGAATCTGCTGTACCTGAAGAAGCTGACGAGCTCGACAAGGCCCAAGCCTGATGGTCGCTGTCTTGTCTGCTGATACTAGGCCTGCTACTAAGGCGGCGTTTCATACTCGTCGCCGGCCGGAACGTTTCACGACGGGCCCGCGTATCGAAGCTGTGTTTCGTGCGTTGCACCCGACCATGACCCCGATGCCGTGGCAGCTCGAGTATTGGGCGTTGGTGGGTGAGCAGTTCACTGACGCTGAGTGTCGCGGGTTGGGGATTCCGTTGGGTACGCCTGCGTATCGTGAGATCGCTTTGGGTGTGCCTCGGCGTGCGGCGAAGACCACAAGCGGGTTCGCTGCTTTGGTTGATCGGTGTATCCGCCAGTCAATAACCGCACGCATACCGCATGCGAGTTACTCGGCGCAGACTGGGCACGACGCTCGGCAAAAGTATTTGCGGGATTTTGTGCCGACGTTGGAAGGGCCGACCGCTTCGGCGTTGATCAAGAAACGTGTGCATCGTTGTTTGAAAGGTTCAGGCGGCGAAGCTGCGATGTTTAAGAACGGTGCGTCTCTTCATTTGACCGGGAACACGGCGGAGTCTGGTCACGGTTTCGAGTACGAGATCGCGTTGTTAGATGAACTGTTCGCCGATGGCGATAATCGTCGTGACGCGGCGTTGGGTCCGTCGTCGTTGACGATCACTGACGCTCAGCGTTTGCCGATGTCGACCGCCGGCACCGCCGAATCGTTTATATGGAACAACAAGTGTGTGGCGGGTCGTGCCGCGGTGGAAGCCGATACCGGTTCGGGGCTGGCATACATCGAGTATTCGATGCCTGATGGTGCTGACATCATGGACGAAGAGTTGTGGTGGGAGTATCACCCGGCGTTGGGTTACTCGATTGATGTGCATTCGTTGCGGTATGAGATCGAATCTATGTGTGCTGATCCTGATCGTGGGCCGATGGAAGCGCGCCGGGCTTACGGCAACGTGCCGACTGTCCGTATCCACGCTCAGCATATTGATTCGGCTGCGTGGCAATTGTTTTGTGTTGAAGGCGCCACGGCGAAGGGTAAGGGCCCGCACGTCTGGTCTTTTGATGTGGCGGAGGATCGCAGCATGTCCGCTATTGCTTGCCGGAACATCGCGACTGGGGTCACGGCTTTGACCGATTACATGCCGGGGACCGACTGGCTGCTGGGCCGGTTGGCGGAACGTCTAGCAGAGTCGCCTGGTGGCGTGGTGTTCGACTCGACGGGGCCGGGTGCGAATCTTGCTGATGGGCGTGAGGACGAATGGCTTGGTTTGTCTGCGGTCGGGAACAAGCAGGCGTTCGCCGATTTTTCTGATGCTGCTACAGCTGGGGATCGCACCGTCAGTGTCCGCCAAGATAACCGGCTCGACGCTGCGATGGCGGGCGCCGATATTCGGCGTTCGTCTGACAGCAAACAATGGTCACGCGAACGATCGAAGGTTGATATCTCGCCGCTGATAGCCGTCACGAACGCCGCCGTGTGCATGCCGCCTGCGCCGCGGCGTCGCACCCGACCGTTCATCATCTAAAGGGGGCGACGTTGGCTTTTTGGAATCGTAAGAAGAATCAGGCATCTGAGGAACGCGGTGTCAGCAATACGATGCTGCACAACGGGAACAGTTACGCGCTCAGTCCGGGGTATGGCGGGGTGATGCCTGACACGTCGGCGCTTTCCGCTGGCAGGCCGCGCCTCAAAGGCGACCTAGAGGCGATTGTTGGGGCGGCGCAGCCGCACTCGGTGATGTCTGCTGCTGTCCTCGTCCGTGCACTGTTGATGAGCGAACTCCAGTTCCGTTGGTCTGACATGGAGACGCACGAGCTTTACCGCAACGACGCACTCTCGATTCTTGAGCGGCCGGGCGGTGTCGGCATGAACCGTGCACGTCTGCTAATGCAGTTGAGCCAACAGGCCGACTACACAGGAAACGCGATCACATACCGCGATGAACGCAAGGGGCAGATCCGTATGTTGCGGGCTGACCGTTGCACCCAGTTGTTGCGTTCTGATGCCACACCGGCCGAGCTAGAAGAGATCGAGCGGTTGCCGGCGGCTGACCGCAAGGACGCGCTCGAGGGGACGTTAGACGCCGAGCTTGCGGGGTGGGCGTATCGGTCGCACGCTAACGCTAAGCCGCAACTGATCTTGCCTGAATACATTTCGCATTGGGCGCCGGAGCCGCATCCGTTGTCGCCGTTCTGGGGTGCGTCGTGGATCTCGTCCGCGATCACCGAGCTCGTCGGTGATATCCAGGTCGACAGAGGGGTGGATGCATATTTTGAGATGGGGATGACGCCTCGTCTCATGCACATCATGCATGAGGACACGACCCCAGAAGAGGCCGCTGAATACAAGACATTAACCGAGGACGATCATGCTGGCATTCTGAAAGGTTCCCGGAACCTGTATGCCGGCGGCGTCAAAGATATCCGTGTTGTGGGTACGACGTTGAAAGACCTCGAGCTTGACAAGTATCGGGGGCAGTTGGAGACACGTATTTCTGTGCGTTCTCGTATTCCTGCGTCGATGTTGGGGATCGCTGAAGGCAACGCCGGGTCTGCGTTGAACGCTTCGACGTATGGTCAGACTCGGCGCATGTTGGCGGACGGGTTTTTCACTCCGCATGCTAAGGGTTTGTGTTCGGCGTTCGAGCAGATCGTGCCGCCGCCGAAGCCTTCGGGGAAACGTCATCCTGCGGGCGGGTACATGTCGTTCGATCCGTCACAGATCATGTTCTTGCAAGAGGACGAGGCAGATAAAGCTGCGATCTTCGGTGTGCAGTCCAGGTCGGTGCGTGCTTTGACGGACGGCGGTTACACGCCGCAGTCGATCGTTGAGTCTGTCGCCACTGCGGATGTCCGCAAGCTTGTGCATTCCGGGCTGACGTCAGTGCAGCTGCTCCCGCCTGGCGCAGACCGGAGCGCTGAACCTAGGTCTGTGGCGATCACAGACATGCGTGCGCTCACCGATTTACTCGCTGCTGGTTGGACGATCGCAGAGCCACCAGAAACTAAGGAAGGGGCATCTGATGCCTGAACATTACGACGGCCCCGAGTACAGGACCGTCACCGATATTCGTGCCGATGACGGCGCAGAGGGCCGCACGCTCGAGGTGACGTTCGCACGGTTCAACGAGTTCAACGAAATCTATTCGCCGTACCATCCGCGCCGGTTCCTTGAACGGCTGTTGCCTGGCGCTTTCGCTGACACGTTCGCCGAGTCCGGCGACAGTATCCGCTGCCTGTTCAACCACGGCCGAGACGGCGCCATTGGAGACAAGCCGCTCGGTTCGGTCACGTCTCTTATCGAGACTGAACGAGGCCCGCACGCCACCGTTGAACTCCTTGACCGCGAATATGTGAACGACATCAGGGCCGGCCTGCTGTGCGACCCGCCTCTCTACGGTGCGTCGTACCGGTTCGCCATAGCTGACGGGGCGGAGACGTGGAACGATTCGCCTGGGGTATCGGACCACAACCCTGGGGGCATCCCGGAACGCACCATCAGCAAAGTGAGAGTCGCAGAGTTCGGGCCTGTCACATTCCCTGCTGACTCGGCAACAAATTCGATGATCGGCGTGAGGTCCCTAACGGACCGTTTCGCGTCGGCTCCAAACATTCGTGAGCACGGATCGTCAGAGCACCCTTCGGGGGCTGACGCCGGCACGGGTAATGAACGGGCACAGGTGGCGACAGCGTTCGCTATCGCCCACCGCAGACGCACACACACAAACGAAACGAAAGAACAATGACTCTTGAACAGATCCGTGCCGCGCTAGCCGCCGCACTACAGGAACGCGCCGCCATCTACACGGCGTCCGAAGCCCGATTCGTTGATGCCGATAGCGCCGTCGAGGTTCGCGGCGCTTTCGTTCTCGACGCAGACGGCGAACCGACTTCGGAACGGGACGGCAACGCCGGCTTGACCGACGTCGAAGTGTTGCGGCTCGCCGAGCTCGACACCGAAGAAGCAACGTTGGGTGTCCGCATCGAACGCGGCGTTGCGCTCGAGGCCGCACAGACCGCGGGCTCGCAGGTCCGTGACCTGTCCGGCATCAACTTTGTTACGGCTGACACGAGCAACCCGCACGATTTCGAGCGGACCCGTTCTATGTCTGCGAACGAACTGCGTGGCATGGCTACCACTGCTCTTGAGGTGTCTCGGGCTTCCGATGACGCTTCGACGAGCATCATGGGCAAGGTTGTTGGCGGTGAACGTGATCAGCGTGCGATCGCACGGCATGTGATCGCGACGTCTTCGGACGTGTTCCGTTCGGCTTTCGCTAAGGGCATCAGCGGCCGGTCCGCTATGTGGAACGAAGACGAACGGCGTGCGGTCGATTACGCGGACGAAACCCGTGCAACTATCACGACCGGAACCGGGCTCAGCTTCCCGGTAGACATCGACGCCACGTTCATTCAGACCGGCACGATGGCGATGCACCCTTTCCGGGAACTCGCCACTGTCAAGTCCGGCACTGAGAATAGTCACAAGGTGAACGTGTTCGGAAGCGCCACGTTCGCTATGGCGGCCGATGGTGCTGAGGTAGCCAGCGACGGTACGCCTGCTGATAGCAGCGTGACGATGTTGGCTCAGACCATGCAGGGTTTGATGACTTACACCTTGGCTGCTGGCGACGACATCGATGGTCTTGTGGCCGAGTTCGGTCCGGCTGCTGCGAACGGTATTGGTGTGGTCGAATCGGACCAGTTCACGAATGGCACCGGTACGGCACCAGAGATCGAAGGGCTTTTAGATGCGACTCATATCACTCGTATCACTACCGCCGCTATCGACACTCTCACCGAGGTCGACCTGGTGGCTGCGTATGATGCTCTAGCTACCCGTTACCGTCCGAATGTTTCGTGGATGACTTCGGTCCGTGCGATGAACGACCTGCGGCTGTTGGAAAACACTGCAGGTAACCGGATTGGGACGTCGGCGACTTTGGGTGGCGGCATCATCCCCGAGTTGATGGGCCGTCCGTGGTACGAGAACAGTGAGCTTCCGGGCCCGTCTGCTTCGACTGTGTGGACCACCGCAGGTGTTCCTGTGATTGTTGGCGACATCGCACAGGCATACCGCATCTTTGACGTGCTCGGTATGACTGTTGAGCTGATCCCTCACATGATGGGAGCGAATCAGCGGCCGAACGGTACACGCGGTCTGTACATCCGTAAGCGCATGGCGGCCGGTATCACCGACACCGCCGCAGCTAAGTGCATCGTTATTGGCTAACCGCCACTAAGGACGGGCGGCGGGGCAGGTTCTCAGGGTGGCCCAGCCCCGCCGCTTTCTTTACACCCTGGCGTATGCAACCGATGAAAAGGGTCAGCGATGAACGCGAAGAAACCAGAAGTAGTAGCCGAAACCGGGGGCGTTAAACCGGCGTCTAAGAAGGCTAAGCCGCCTGTTGTCAAGTCTGTCATGCGTGGCCGCGACGCCGTGCCTGTCCGTTCCACCGTCCGAACCTAGAAGGAAAGGCAAAACCCGCATGGCTATCCCCACCACACCCAGGTACGTGTCGACTGTTGACATGTGGGAACGTGTCGGCACCGACAGTACCCGAGATGACGCTTTGATGACGGGCGCACTGTTGGCCGCCGAGATCGCCATCGACACCTACTGCGGCCGACAGTTCGCTGTCACGACCGACACGGCCGCCCGATACTTCCGTGCCCGCACTGCACGGTTCGTACGCATCGACGACTGTCAGGACATCGCACTTGTTGAGACGGGGCACGGTACACGGGCGGGGACGTTCGGTACGTTCGGCGGGGAGTATGTCGAGTCGCGTTGCAATGGCGGGGCGATCGACATGCTCGAGGCCGATTCGTCTTGTTGGCCTTCGCCTGGCGGGTGGGTGCGGGTGACACCTGCGACTGGTTGGGGTTGGGACGCGACCCCGGGGAACGTGTCGGAAGCTGTCCGCATCCAGGCGCTGAAACTGTACAAAAGGAAAGACGCGCCGGAAGGCGTGCTGGGCTTTGAGGGCGCCGGCGTCGTCAAGATCGCCAGAGGTCTCGACACGGACGTTAAGACGCTGCTGACAGGGTTCGTGCGTCGTGAGAAGAGGAACCCGTGACGTCGGCTCTGACGGCCGCACAGGCCGAAATCAAGACTGTGCTCGAAGCGATACCTGATCTTGATCTAGCGGCGTACGGTTACATCCCGGGCGGGTCTATGGGTTACCCGATGGCGTTCTGTGAACACGCATCGACTACCGAGATCGGCCAATCATTCACATGGGCTGTGCACACAATAAACGTGTACGTGCTGTTTGGTGAGGCGGCTGGCGGGCAAGCGATACAAGAACTAAGAGACACCGCGATGTCGGGTACGAGCTCGGTGGCGAAAGCGCTGCGGGCCGATGAGACGTTGAACGGTTCAGCAGTGACGTCGTCGGTGACGCCTGAACCTTCCAGGGCGATCTTCCGTGAGGCCGCAGGCTATTCGTCCTGGGGTGTCGTGTGGGAAATGAAACTAGTGACTGCCGCATGAAAGGCGAACCAATGACAGAAACAACCTACCGCGTAGAGATCGGGCACCTTGTCGGGTTCTCTAAGGGCGACACGCCCACCGCAAAAGATCTTGAGGCGGGCGGCTCTAACGTCGCTCACCTCGTGAAGCTCGGTGCCATCAGCGCCGTTAAAACACCAACTAAGAAAGAAGAGGCCAACTGATGGCAATCTCATACAACGATGGCAAGAGTGTCACTTTGGATACTGTCGATCTTGATGGGTGGCTCCTAGATTTGGTTATCACCCAGACTGGTTCGCTGTCCGATGTCACAACCCAGGGGGCGGCCAACAAAGTCATGGCACGTGGGAAGATGGGGTTCACATTCGAGGTTACTTTTTTGCAGGACACTGCGGCCGCCGCTGTTGACGCCACGCTCCGCGCGAACCTCACAGGCGTCTACGCCGGCGTTTTTAAAGACAAGGGTGCTGCCAATACATACACGGGGAACGTCGCACTCGGTGACTACACGGTCACGGCGAGTGGCCGCGGGGATGACTTTAATGAGATTTCCTGTACGTTCGAAGCGGCAGGGGACATCGTCGTCTCATGAAGTTCACGTTTGAATACACCGACGACAAGACGTCGGGCACCGTTAACACGATGCCCGTCGACATTGTTAACGCCGAGAAGGCGACCGGGGATTCTGTCATGGACGGCCTGTCGTACTCGATGCTCACACAGATCGTGCATTCGGCTGTGGCCCGTGCCGCCAAACGAGGCGAACGCGAATCGGTCGCACCGTATGAGGGGTGGATCCAGGTCCTCGAGGATGTGAAACAGGTGGCGGAGGACGACGTCCCTTTAGAGGTCGCCGATTCGAACAGTCGAGCACCGGACGAATCTGCGGCCTCGCAAACGAGTTAGGGATATGGCCGACAGTCATGATGCCTTGCCCCGCCGGTTCCGACGCCGACGAATGGGCCGGGTTCTGGCTGTTGGCCATGCTCGAGGCGCAAGACTGCGTGGCACGAAGAAACAAGAAGAAAGGAAGATGATGGCAGCGGTCGTAGGTGTGGAGATCAAAGGTTTGCATGAGTTGCTGCGTGCGACTAAAGGCGACCTGTCGAAGCAGATGCGCACCAAGTCTAAGGCGATCGCTGAACCTGTCGCTGCCGAAGCGCGGAAACGTGCAGGCCGTGGCACGAAGACGATTCAGGCTTTGGCGCCTGCGATCAAGGCGAAGTCGGATCGTCTGCCGACTGTGCAGGCGGGATCGGCTAGACGGTTGACGTCATCGAAAGCCAAGAACTCTCTGTTTTTTCTGGGCGCAGAGTTCGGCGACGGGACTGGCGGCAAGTATCCGCAGTTCGGCCGCGAGATCCAGGGCGGCCAGTCTGTCTATCCGGCTGTGCATGCTGAGAGCGATAACACGGCGATGCAATTCTTTGACGCTATCGAGGAGATATTCGGGAAATGAGCGCTAACCGTAAGCTCGAGGTACAGATCCTGGGTGACGCTTCGAACGTGTCGAAGGCGTTCGATAAGGTCGGCAAGGACGCCGGGTCGATGGGCGACTCGATCAAGTCTTCGATCGGCGGGGCCGCCAAGTTCGCCGGCGCATCGTTTGTTGCAGTCGGTGTGGCTGCCGGCGCCGTGTTCGCTAAAGGTTTCGGTGCTGCGCTCGACAGGCAGGAACTTGAGGGCAAGGTCGGTGCCGACATTTTGGCGGCGTCAGCGAACGTATACAGGGACGCGTGGGGCGAATCGCTCGAACAAGTCGCGACCACTATGCAAGAAACGGAACGCGCTTTCGGTGAAGGCGCAGACCTCGAAGCGCTGACAGCGTCCGCGTTTATTTTGGCTGAGAAGTTCGACGGCGACGTTGCCGAGTCGATGCAGGTCGCTTCGGAACTGGCTTCGTCGTTCGGGCTCGAGGGGCAGGCTGCGTTCGATTTGATCGCGGCGGCTTCGGGCGACATGACAGCGGAGGTCCGCGACGAGCTCGGTTCGGCTGTCAAAGAGTACGGCGGGGTGTTCGCCGATCTCGGTTTGTCGGGTGCGAACATGTTGACTGCGTTTGCTGATGCTGGTGTCGATGGTGCTTTGCAGGTCGATAAGGTCGGTGACGCTTTCAAGGAAATGTCGATACGTGCGACTGATGGAAGTACCGCTACCCAGGATGCGTTTGCTTCGATGGGCCGCGACATGGATTTGTATGCCGATTTGCTGTTCGAGGGTGGCGACGCTGCGTCTGACGCGACTTTCGGGATCATTCGGGCGTTGGGTGAGATCGAGGACCCGGCCGAACAGGCAGCTGCCGCTATCGCGATCTTCGGGAGCCCAATCGAGGATATGGGCGCCACGTCTATACCGGCTTTCCTTGATCAGCTTGGCGGTATGGGCGAAGGGTTTAAGGATGTTGAGGGGACTACGGCGGCGTTAGGTGATGAGATCGGCGACAACTTGAAGGCAAAGTTTGAGTCGTTTAAACGTGAAGGGTTGGACCGTCTGGCTGAGACGATCGAGACTCATGTGTTGCCTGCGGTGGAGCGCATGTTGGATTGGTTCCGCAAGAATTGGCCGCAGATCAAGGCGTCGGTGTTGATAGCGATTGATGGGATGCGCCCGGCGTTCGATCAGTTGCGTGAGTGGTTCGATAATGTGGTGGCAACGGTCCGCGATAATTGGCCGCAGATCAGCGCGGTGTTGGAATCGGTGCGTGCGTTCATTGTTGACAAGGCTTTCCCTGCGATCGTCACTGTTGTTGAGGCTGTGGCTACGGCGTTTGCTGCTGTTGTGTCGTATGTGGTCGACAACTGGCCGACGGTTCAGGCTGTCGTGTCGACGGTCAAAGATTTCCTGGTCGATGACGCTTTCCCTGCTATCGAAACCGCGATCACGGCGGTGCGCGACACCATCACGACGATGACTGATGCCATCAAGGTTGTGTGGGATCGGTGGGGCGACGCTATCGAAACGAAGGCCCGCGAAATCTGGGACGCTATCGTCGATCTCATCGACGTCGGATTGGATGCCATACACGGCGGCATGGTGATAATGATGGCGCTGTTCAAAGGCGACTGGCAGACAGCATGGGACGGAATACAGAACACGTTCGCTAACGCATGGCTCGATTTGGGGCCGTCAGCAGAAGTTGGGTGGGCCATATTCACGGACTCGTTCGGTATATGGATGCGGACACAGAAAG